CTGTATTTGCGTCCCAAGCCAATTTTTGTAGGCGTTTTGCTTTGTTTTGTCTTGCCTGTTCTACTGCATCTGGTATTTCTTTAGTTTCATAAAGAATAATGTCATGTTGGTGGTGCATATCTCTGTCTTCAAACCAACAATAGTTTGACTTAGAAATATGTATCTGTTTCAACATATCCTTGTTATTTAAGTAGTTTTGTCGTCTTGCCATAGTCTATTCTCCTAATGTTAGACCTATTATAACACATAAAAGTTGCACTTGTCAAGTGGTATAATGCTATATATAGCAAAATTGTATATCTGGCGTAATATACGCATATAATACAACGATAAATACTGTTATAATGATTTAGGAGTAATGTTATGGCAACCCCATATTATACAAAACAACCAGTGTTCTTAGAAGACCCTAGTGGTCGATTTGATAATATTTTGAATCGAAACCACCAGAGAACAGGATATGCTGATTCTACATCGACAAGATTAAACTTTCCGTTTACTCCTACGATTTCAGTGATTCAAAGTACAAACTACAATCAGTATGACTTATCGCATACTAATTTTCAACAACGTGCGTTTGATAGTCATACAAATATGGAACTTAATATTACAGCCCCAATGATTGTAAGAAGTACTGAAGAAGCAGAATATGTATATAAAGCGGCATTATGGATTAGAAGTACAATGAAAATGTCATGGGCATCAGATGATAAACCTGGAATGCCACCTCCAATTTTAAGATTTAGTTCTTACAATCTATATAAGAATGTTCCATGTGTGATTCGAGACTTTACTTGGAATTTAGATTCAGATATAGACTACGTTGAGGCAAATATTGATGGCGACCCTATTCGAGTGCCAGTGGCAAACAACTTTGTATTGTCATTATCTACTACATATTCTCCAAAAGATGTTAGAGATAATTTTAGTGTTAAAGAATATCTTAAGGGAAACTTAAAGGACAAAGGCTATGTATAAGAAAACTTCACCATGGAATAGAACTACAATTATCAAAGATACAGTCTTAGATATAATGAAAAAGAGATTTATATTCAAAGACCCGTATGATGAGGATTATACGATACCACAAGAATTCGATGAAAGACCAGACCTTTGTAGTTACAATATGTATGGCAGTTCTAAGTATTGGTGGATATTCGCACATAGAAATCCTGATATCATGGCTGACCCAATTAGAGACTTTTCTGCTGGAAAAGTTATTAAACTTCCGAGTCTTGAAAATATTAATAGAATGGTATAAACAATGGATAATACAAAAGCGAGTACTCTACAAGATATCGTAGATGCGACAGAATTTATCTCAAATCCTTTAGACCAATATACGTCATATACTTACAACCTAGAGTGGTTTGTAGTTGACCGTGAAACTGATAGAAGATTTCAACAATTCGAAGGCTTTAATATTGAAGGGATTTCTAATAACGAATGGCCGTCGGTAGATGATAATTATATCACTATAGCAAAGACTGGTGCCTCAACAGAATTTAACATAACAGACTTATCTGTAGAATCAACACATGCCGGTAATGCGACAAATAGCAAAATAGCAGGCACCGCCGTATCTTTAAGTTTTAGTATTACACAGGTCGGCGAAACTAGTCTAGTTGATAATTTACATAATGCAATCGCTTTATCTGGATTCTATTCAATACCACAAACAACATTTTATATTAAAATTAATTTTGTTGGCTATGATGAATCTGGAAAAGAATTTCAAATAGAAAACTCAACAAAAGTTATACCCTTTGTTATTTCACAATATACTGGACTATCTACATCAACCGATGCAAGAGGAACATCTACAGTAATTGAAGGTATTATTCCTCCAGATAAAACAGTGATGGACTTAGACGTTAGTATGACTGAAGATAATTTCTCATATGAAATAAGACCGACATTACAAGAAACTGTAGAACACTTTGTAGATAGATTGAATGAATCTGTTAAGAAGGCACATCCAACTTTACCAGAAAGACTTCAACATACTTATTCAGTTTCGTTTTCAGATGAGTTTAAAGATTTCGCTTCGGGTTCATCAATTGATGGAGATATTGCCCATGGTTCTCAAAATATGGAAACAGGAACAACGACAAACACCGGCAAAAATATAGGACAGGTATTGCCCGGCAAAGACATATATTCAATTTTATTAGAAATATGTTTTAACTCAAAAATTATTAAAGAAGAATTAACAAAATCATCTGAGAGTTGGAGTAAATTATTTAAAATTACTCCATGGATTGTCACAAAAGAAAATGGATATAATCCGATAAAAGGAACAGACGCATACGAGATTGAGTATCATTTTCATTGGGAGAAAGAACCAATTGTTCAAAATGGAATAGACCAAGTTAATAAGATAAAAAATGTTAGAGCGGTGATACAAGAGTATTTTGATGACCTACATGTGGGCAAAAAGTATGATTACCAATTTACTGGAAAGAACGACCAAGTGATAGATTTTAATGTTTCATTAGATGCTGACCTTGCCAAAACATATAGTGTGCCATCTGATTATTATGCATTTGAAAATTTTCTGTTACCAGACGGAGTTGAAGGCAGTATAATCTTAGACGAATACAAAAAAATTATCGATGAAGAAGAAGCAAATCTAGTAGAACTATTAAAACTTAAAGATGAATCCCAAGACCAACTAACAAACTTAAGAAACAAGAAATTAAAAACACAAGATGGTTATAGAGCAGAAATCATACAGGCTTTAGTTGCACGTGATGGTGGATCCACGCCAGCGGATGTTGCTGATATGTATGCTGGAAGAAGTTTAGTAGAGTTGATGGTGGCAACTGGTGAGATTGGAGCAGATGGCAACTTTACCTCTGATATTTCTAAAGAATTAAACTATTCTCATATGAAAGAAAATATATCAAAACTTGATAAGAGTATAGCAACAGTCCGTGGTTCTAATCAACTCAATACGAATCAAGCGAGATTGTCACAAGAAAATGTAGATAATCTTATACAAGATGCTCTTGCTGATAAGGTAAGTAGTGCCTTTAATCATCAGTGGAAGGCTAATCAAAATGTATATGACGATATAATCTTTAAAGATAACACAGATGTTAATGCAATTAATAATGCTAATAGAATTATATTAATAGAAGATTTGGATAACGATATTGTAAGCAGAATGTCAAATGAACAATTTGAAATTATGTTAAAAGCACAGGCAAGTAATCCTATTGTGTTTAAAAGACTAGTGAGAACATTAGGTGACGAAGAATTATACACAATTAAGCCAACGGATCCAGAACATTTGTATCTTGCAAGAGAGAAATATTATGAATCAAAACAATTTAATATAAGTATGGTTCGAGCAAATATGACTATTAAGGGAGACCCCTATTGGTTAGAAGGTTATATGCCACCACAAATGAAACTAAAAGAGTTTGGAATCACAGGTGGCCGACCAGGACTAAATGCAATGACTACTATAAATGGTGGAAATGGACTTGTTTTAATATCAAATGTAGCAGACGGAGTAGATGCATATGAAAATGTTATTACTAGAAATCTTATAACAAGTCTGTACTTAGTAAGAACTATTACTAGTAATTTTCAAAGTGGTATTTTCACTCAAACATTGAGTATGATAAAGAAGACAGAAGCAGAATATCTTAATCCAGAAACTGGAGTTGTAGGAGATGTAGAAAACTTAATCGCATTAGATGAACCTACGGCGACTAATCCAGACTTATCACCAATTCCACCTGGATTAGATGAAATTGAACCACGACCTATCTTCGCTAAGCCACCCGATACACGTTCTTGGATAGAAAGAGTATTCAACAAAACACTTGATGAAAAAATGCAATGGACTATCGATAGTGCAGAGACAAAAACAGATGATTGGAATGACGTGCTTTCTGTAAATCCTAATAACCTAACTGGTGTTTTAGGACAACATGTAGCACCTGGACTGGATAATGCGGCTAGAAGAAACCAGGCGTTATTCTGGTTAGAAGATACAAAAGATTTGCGTATCGCATGTAAAGAGGGCTCTTCTGATAGTTGTAAAGCAGTGGTTGAACAAGAAAAAGCATTACTCGGTCACCTTGGTCTTACATTAGATGATAAAGGAAAACCGGCAACCATAACAGCAGTAAACACATACTTCAATGATATTATTGCAGACCCATCTACAAATACAGATTTTATCTTATCACCACAAGAAGTAGCGGCATATCAAATTGCTGTAGGTGGTGAACTATCTATCACTGGACATGACCCCGATGATATACAAGAACTAGTTGTAGATGCGACAGGAGAAAGAACACCAACAATCATTATACAAGAAGTGAATAATGGAACATACGGAGAATCTACATTTAGAAATGCAGACAATCAAATACTAGATGGCTCTAACACAGATGCACTTTTTAACGCAGGAATTCCCGATACAATAATTAATCTTCCAACTTATACATGGAACGAAAAATTGTATAGAGACCAAATATATTATCCAAATGCTAATAATGACTGGAAGAACACTCATTGGTTTGAAGAAAGTGTTGATGCCGTTGTTACTGAAGAAAAGGTATTTAATCCTAATACAAGAAGACTTGAAGTTAAAAAGATTGAAGCAGATACATTGACAATTTCAGAAACAAGTGATGTGAATATGTTAGGTGAACAAATAAACAATATACTAACAGGTGAGAACCTATCAGCAGAAGACTTGGCTAGAGAAGAGGCTTGGTATGACAGTACAGTTAAAGCGATAGATGAAAATATTAAAAACGAAGAAATTGTAGTATCAGATGACGTGAGAAGAGCAATGAATTTCAGAGCGGCGGCAAAAATCAGACAGTCAGTAATACTAGATTCTCTTTCAGAAGAAGACTATGAAACAGTTGCGGCTGCCGCAGGAGCAATTAATAGTATAAATGAAAATTCACAAACAGGACATAGAGGAGATATTACAAACTCTGTAAATGTTAAAAAAACTGAAACAAAATTAAAGAAACTATCTACTGAATCTACAGAATTAAATGCGAATCTTGACGGTTATTACTTTGATGGTGTATTAAGAGAAGCACATAAAAAAGAACTAGAAAGGGTTGAAACAGAAACAGCAATAAATGAACTTTCGTTACCAGGAGAAAAACTTACCAGTGTAGCAGTTGTAAATGGTGAGGTTATACAAATAAAAAATCCAGTCGTACCGATAGACACCGAAGAAGTGCCCATACTAGTAAAAACAGCAACTAACACCCGTGATATTATATTACCTGGAAGTTTAAAAGACAAACTTGAAGGTGCAGGCGTAGGTTGGGAATATGCAATGGCTAATCCGGATAAAGTTGCACAATATGATGAAGCACGAAAAATTTATAAATCAGTGGTAGATTGGGAAAATGGACCTAAAGTTGAGGTAGAAGATGATGATGGAATTATGCACACGGTTATAGATTATAATAATATAGCACCAATAATATACACAGACGCAAATGGAGTACAACAGACGATTAGTGACCCTAGTACCTTCTTTGGTGTATATACAATGACATATAATGATATGAACCCAATGTATCTAGGAGACTACGATACTATAAAAGGAAAAATTGCAGATTTATTTCCAGATATTAAATCTGGTCAAAAAAGTCAAAACGTAGACGGCAAACTAAACACAACTAGTGGCGCACTTGAGATAAGTATTACTGCCGATAAATTTTATATAGACGCAACAACGCCATAAGGAGAATAATATGCTTAATAGAGGCAACGCATTTGCAAATACAATTAATAAAGAACGTAAAACGATTGGTTCTCCTATATCTAAGACAGTTGGAAGAGGAGTATTCAAAGCAAAGACTGTTTTTAATAATCCAAAGACTGGTGAAAAATATATTGACCCACAGGGAAGAGGTAGATTAGCCGCATATATTCCATCATTAAATGGCGACCCATTTGACCCATATTTCTTTGAATATGCTAGTCCATTTGGTGGCGCTGGAGCAGGCGGTAGTTATGGATTTTTTGGAGCACCCGTTGATGAGGGTGTAACTATTCTTGTCACTTTTGCTGATAATGGCAAAGAAGGTTATTGGTTTGCAGTAGCACAAGAGATTCCAGATGTAGTTAGTGGTGGTTCATCGGGCAAAGCGAAAGTTACAGGCGACGGACAAGGCGAAGGACTATATAAAGATATTCATGCAAGTAAAGATACACCAGTCACCAGAGGAGATGCATCTGTTCTTTCGGTTAACGAAAGAGATAACAGTGTAAGAAACAAAGTATTAGCAAATCAAGGAACTTATTCTGACCCTCTAAGAGGACCATCTACTGCATCGCCAACACGAGATGCTGGATATTCTATTCCACAACAAAATAAAGTTACTGGATTTAAAACTCCAAGTGGTTGTGCAATATCAATGGATGATGGAAGTGTTGCCGATGATGGTACACTTCATCCTGAACAAATAAGAATTACAACAGCATCTGGTTCTGGTATTATTTTAGATGGCAGTAACGACTTTATTTACGCAGTGAATAGTGATGGTTCTGGCTGGATAGAAATAGGCGCAAATGGCGAAGTAATGGTCTATGCAAAGGGCTCTATGAGTGTGAGAACTGAAAAAGATTTCAATGTTCGTGCAGCCAAAAATATTAATTTAGAAGCCGCAGAAAATATCAATATACATAGTATTGGAAATACAAAACTCAACTCAGACAATGAATTGCATATAAGAAGTAAAGGCACTCAATTTATTCAAACTGAAGCCCAAATGAATATATCAGTTGGTGTAAACTGTGTCGTGTCTACTGGAGGATTATTGCATTTGAATGGTCCTATTGCGGCAGAATCAGAACTAATTCAAGTAGATTCAAAACCAGACATGCAAAATGCAGAGAATACGGAAGTGAAAGGTACAATAGTTTCTGAGATGCCGACCCACGAACCATTTATTCGTCCACATGCAAAAGATTTGTCTACAAGCGATTACGCAAAAGCATATGCCAGTGAAGATGGCAAGAAAAACATGGGATAAATTATGATATACGATAAAAGAAAAGGCTCATTGTTAAATTATATACAGTTACCACTTAATGTGATAACACCCAATGGTACGTTCTTAGGAACGGGATATGACGTAAATAATAAGCCAACTTATATTCTTTCTCATATTAAGGTAGTAATGAGTGATATTAACACCCTAACTTTTTCTTCAAACAGTAAGGATGCTATTTTGCTTGATAATATACCAACACTCACAATAAAAGATAACATAGTAGGATATAATTATAAGATATCAGACACAGAAATAGATTACAACTACATAACAGTTGCATCTACAAGAATAGACATTTTTTCTAACAAGATATCAAATGGTGCCGCTGATTTTATTTTAGAAAAACAATTAAGAAATATAGGAAATGTTTTAGAAAGATTCGTTAAAGTGCAACTAGCACAACCACAGTATGATGCGTTGATATTTCACTTCTTTAATGAAGGTGTTGATACTATAGAAAACAGTTCTATTATTAAACTTATAAATGATGGAAACTGGTATTCAGTAACAGATGAAATTCAAAGTAATATAAAAAAGAATGGCAAAGTAAATGATAAACTAGCACAAAGAAAGATGAAAACTGCTAAAATGTTTAGTTATGTGCCTGGGTTTTCTTAACGTTTATCTATAACTTTATCTGCAAGACCAAACGCAACAGTTTCTTCAGCAGACATAAAGTTGTCTCGTTCCATCGCTTCAGTCAACTCTTCAAATGTCTTTCCAGCAGTATTGTGTGATACATAAATCCCAGTCAATCTTTCTTTCATCTTAAGAATTTCTTTAACTTGAATTTCCATATCAGTTGCTTGTCCACCTGCACCACCGCTCGGTTGATGAATCATCGTGCGACTATTTGGTAACACATATCTTTTGCCTTCAGCACCTGCTTGAGCAAGTAGTGAACCCATAGAACATGCTTGACCCATCACAGTAGTTGATACTGGAGATGAAATAAACTGCATAGTATCATATATTGCCATGCCAGAAGTCACTGCTCCACCTGGTGAATTGATATAGAAATGAATATCTTTTTCTGAATTCTCTGCTTCTAAGAATAATAACTGGGCACAAATCAAGTCTGCCTGATAGTCATTCACTTCGCTAGTCAAAAATATTACTCTTTCTTTTAATAAACGAGAGAAAATATCGTAACTACGCTCTCCATTTGCTGATTGGTCAACGACCATTGGTACTAAATTTGGCATAAAATGTTATCCTTGTTGTGATATACTAGTATTTATGTGTCTATAATAACATTATTAAACAAAAATGTCAATACTAAAACTACGAATATTATGTGGAGATAAATACATGTAACATAAACTACAGAGAAAATAAAAGTTATGCCATTATTCACAGGTTTTAGTACCAAAAACAAAAATGCAATAAATCACCTGTTATTCGACAAGGATTTGGTGATTGAAGACCTTATGAATCACATTATGACACGTAAGGGTGAACGAGTAATGTTGCCTACTTATGGGTCAATTATACATGAGATGTTGTTTGAGCCACTAACTGATGAAACTACTGAGTTAATTGAAGAAGATTTAACTGGAATTATAAATGATGACCCGAGATGTAAATTTGTTAGCATTGATATTAAAGACTCGGACCATACAATAACCGCTATTTTGAAACTTGAGATACTACCAACAAATGAACCCGTTGAGTTGAGTATTGATTTAGACAGAGAATAACAGAGAGAATAATATGAGCCAAGAACGTACAGACAGTCTATTTGCAAGTGAGAGTTGGACAACAGTATATACTGCATTCACCAACGTCAGTCTCAAAGCATACGATTTCGACACTATAAGAGAAGCCCTACTAGCATATATAGGACAAACTTATCCTGATAAATTTAACGACTTCATAGCAAGTTCGGAATTCATTGCGATTCTCGATTTAGTCGCATATCTAGGACACAGTTTATCATATCGACTAGATATGAATACCCGTGAAAACTTTATGGATACTGCTGAACGTAGAGCAAGTATTCTACAGATGGCAAAGACTCTAGGTTATAACAAGACACGCCCAATCAATGCAAAGGGTTTTATGAAGATATCTAGTGTCGTAACTACTGAAGATGTTTATGATAATATGGGTGTTTCATTAGCAGGAAAAACTGTAAACTGGAATGACAGCAATAACATAGATTGGTACGAGAATTTTATCAGCATCATAAATGCTACACTTACAAGCAATACTAAAATTCAGAATCCAGCATCTACATTAACAATTGCAGATGTTGAGCATTCTCTTTATGAAATAAATGAAGATAGTTCTACTAAGAATATTAACTATCCATTTACATCTACGATTGGTGGCAAAAGCAGAAACTTTGAAGCGGTTAGAACAATACTAGACACGTCAACTACTAGAATATACGAAGACGAACCAAACTTAAGCAAAAAATTTACGATTGTTAATCGAAACGATAATCTAGGTTCAGCCAGTGATAGAACTGGTTTCTTTGTTTATGCAGTTGCAGGAACATTAAGTTACAAAGACCACGTCTATAATACTAAAGTTTCAAATAGAGTACAATTAATTGATGATATCAATATATCTAACTCTGATGTTTGGGTTCAGAAAACAGATGCAAATAAACAATATGTATCAAGTGTAACAAAAGTAGATAATGACACAAGAGAAACAGCAATATTCAATAGTTTACGAACGGGCTCTGGCGACTTAGTAAGTATAAATTCTAACGAAAACAATACAATTGAACTGCATTATCCAGATGGTGTATTTGGAAATGCCGCATTTGGCAATTACCGAACATGGTTTAGAAAAACAGACAATGCTAACTTCTCAGTGAAGTCAAATGATATCACAAATAAAACAATAACAATTCCTTATACAGGAAGTGACAACAGAACATATAGAATTACACTAACAATCACAAGTACTAAAGATTTCTCAGAAAACTTTGAAGGAGAAACTTACACAAGTGTAAGAAGAATAGCACCAAGAAGTTACTATTCACAAGACAGAATGGTCAACGCACAAGATTATAATGTATATCCATTAACTCTAGGAAACAATGTTGTTAATAAAGTTAAAGCAGTCAATACTTCTTTCGCTGGTAATTCTCGTTTCTTTGAAACGGATGATGTTTTAGGACACCACTCTAACTTGAGTGTTACGGGTTCTGATGGAAGTATCTTTATAGAAAATGAATCTATAACTATGCCACTAAGTTATAATAAGGCTAAAGGCAACAGTGACAACTTCATTAGAAATGAACTTGTAAAAGCAATCAAACATCCTGTTCTTTTAAATAAATTTTTACATACAAATAAATCAAACACGACAGAAGTTGTATTGTCACAATCAGGAAAGACATACACTGTAGATACTACAGATTCAATGATGATAGTTTCACCTACTATATCTGGCGTAAATGTAGGAGATATACTTAAATTAGAAACAAACTCAGGCAAAATAATTTGGGCAGATGTAGACAAAGTAGATGGCACAAATTTCACATTAAATAAAAAGATTCCAGAGAACGGTGATGTTGGAAGTGCTGGCATTTTAACACTAGTAAAAGGTTTCAGAACTAAGTTCACAGATGCAGAAAAAGCCTTAATTAAAACTAAGGTATCACCTGATGCGGAAACATTTACATTATATTATACATATGTTTCAAATGCATGGGGATGGAGTCTAACACCTAATACCACTACAGCAGGCGCATTTGTAGTTGGCACAGAATACAAAATTATAACAGTGGGCAGTACAGACTTTACATTAATCGGTGCAACTGATAGTGAGGTTGGAACAGTATTCACAGCAACTGGTGTTGGTGCAGGCTCAGGAACTGCAACTACAGATATCTCAGTTACATTTAATTATAATTATGGCATTAGAGAAACAGAGGCTGAATATAGAGCAACTTTCACTGGCAAAAGAATAGCATTTGAAAGCAGAGAACAAGTTAAATTCTTCTATGGCAATACAACAGATGTTATTGATAACGAAACAAATTTATCACAACGTGATACTATATACTTGAATTACTTAGCACCTGGGGAGACAACTTCAACAGGAACGACTTATTCGGCAACTGATGAAACAGTAACGCTAGGACAAGCCCCATTATCAACAGTTGTAACCGATGGAAGTACTGGCGCAACATTTGACGCAGTGTATCAATACACTGGCGCAAGAGATAATTTAGACTTTGTAGATACAGATGCGACAGCAGGTGTAACTTTCTCACATCATCTAATATCGCCAAACGGCGTAGAGACAGCACAATCAATTTTTTCTACATCTAATATAACTAGTCCATCATCTCCAGATGATATTATAGGTACATCACCAGTTGATACCTTAAGTTTCGCAGTATCAGACCTAGCAGATTTAACAGACTTGTCTACCTCTATTCAACAAGATGTTCCGACAAGCGCCTCATCAGATACAAACTTATCAGTTAACGCAGTTGCATTTACCGGCGGATATACTGGTAATGTGGCAGACAATGTTGATGCACATACTGTAAAATCTACACAGAATATAGAAGATTTGGGCTTCAAAGGAAAAGTATCGTTGGCTTATTTTAACTCTGCGGCAACTACAAGTAATTTTGTTTGGAGAGATGAATCTGATAACTTTGAAAGTAACAATTACATAACAACATATTCTGGACCATCGCCGGCTACAGATGAATATACATTCACTATATCTACTACAGATTCAGGAACAATAAATTACCTAGATAATGATATAAAATTTAAACAATATGCTTATGGTGAGTTTACAATAACAAATGCTACTGGAACTGACCCACTTACTACAAGTAACATTGTACTAAGAGACGCAAATGGAGTTGTGTTAGATAATGAACATATTACAATTACAAATACAACAGGAACGACATACAAGATTGTTTTCTGGACATATGCAGTGAATGTTGGAGACCTTATTGATGTATTTCTTGGAGTTGCACCAACGTTATCTGACCTTGCAAACTATTCAGTAAGAGTTAAAGCAACGTTTGATATAGCAAATAATAATTCTAATACTACTATTACGTATAAAACAGTTGCATCATATATCCATGATGATTACACTACATTAAGCGGTTACATAGATAATACTAAAGTTAAGTTGTTAACATCAGATATAAATGATAATCCTTTTGCAATCCTTGAGGTGACTGAAGATGAGAAAATCATCTTAGAACAATATATAGATAATAACATAACATTCGAAAGA